GTTTTCTTGTTACAATAAAAAAGTCCGGTTTTACCCGGACTTTGCCAAATGGCTATGCATTGTACGATACCTAGGCAGTAGCATATCAATGCCTATGCTATTTTATCATATTAAAAATATTTTGCAATCATTTTGAAACAACAAATAAAAAGCCGGAATACACCGGCCTGACTCTCTGTGGGAAAATTGGGGTATTTCCGAAAGGGGTAGAGAGCCAATAAAAGTATATTACATATTCACATGTATGTAAACTCTAATTATTTAATTTTTCTTAATTTTAATCCGCTAATAAAAAGCCAGCTTATAGCCGGCTTTTGTCCCATTGTCACTGCATAAACTGTATGAAAGAGTGACTACGAAATTATATAGCATTTCTTCAAAAATTGCAAATCATTATCTTAGTAAAACATTGGAAGTTCCATATTTAACAAAAAAAGGCTACTCTCTGGTGTGGAGAGTAGTTAAATCTGAAGGTATATAATATCTTAATTCTAATAAAAAATCAACAAAGATTATGTGATTTTGCAAAAATTTATTGATTTTTTTTGATTTTATCTTATAATATGTATGTGGATATAATCCATTTATGCTCATCTACCGTGATGTAGAAGGAGTTTCTGATTACGTCATTTAATTTATTAAATGGCGTTTTTTGTTTTTATATATCGCTATATTCTGCCTTATTATCTTCATATTTTTTAATATAATAGCTCTTTTTTATGCTAAAAAAGCCGACATAAAGCCGGCTTATCGTCCTCATGAACAAATAATGGGGGGAAAAAAGGGCGATACAATCATTAAGTGATTGCTTATATACTATACTACTTATATGTTGAATTGTAAATAAAAAAAGCTACTATCTGGTGTGGAGAGTAGCTAATTAAGTAAACCTAAATTTGAATCAACTGTAAAATCGTTATCTTTCTCAACTTGTTCTATATCTTGCCGGGTAAAATCCTTAAATTTGTTAAATAACTTAACTATAATCAATATAATAAAGAATTGTATTTTTGATTTCATACCATTAATCTTGCATTTTAAAGGCGATCTTACTGTTGCTATCTTATGATTCATTTCTCTCACATCATCAAATAAATCAATAACGCCCTTATCCTTACACTCTTCAATTTCATTAAACAACTGTATACTTTTACACAAAGGTACCAAATCAGATATTTTAAATTTACCAACTACTAGCTTATTTATATCTACATATTTATCTTTTTCCAGTTTGATGAGTCTTTTTATTTCTTTATTCATCATAGGATATTTAGCTACCCTGTCTTCTAATATTGTATATTTTACACTTATGGTATTTAATTCTATACCGTAAACTTGTGAACATTCACTTATAATCGTTTTCCTATAATCTAAATTACTGAGTATTATAAAAATAGGCGGAACAATAATTATAATCAAGCTTATTATAATGATGTATATCATAAAACCCCCTCCTATCCTGAAACTTTTTCTAATAACTTAGTATTGGTCTGTTCTAGTGAGGTGATACGTGCCTTGAAATTGCTTTTGCAAGTACGGCATACTCTTGCATTTTCCTTTTGAGCAGATATACGCTCTTTTTCTAGCTTTTCCATAAACTGTTTCTTATTTTTATGATTTAGCCACCCCCAAAAAGCTGTGCCTATATTAATGATACCAACCACACCATTGATTATACCTAAAATAGTATTTATTTGATTTAAACCCGTCCAATCCATACCCTCACCTCATGATTATCACACCTAAATAATACATTTTTTGTAATTTTTTTGTCAAACTATACATAAAAAAAAGACCACCCATCCCCGAAGGAATGAGTGGTGATTTTTCATTAGACTTCACGCAGCGGCTTTGCGTAAATCCACATCTTTCTGCGGCCGACTTTAGCATATACGGAATCAGTTTCCGGATCATTGTCTAGGACAGTGTATGTGCCTTTGATTTTAACGTACTCACCAGGCTGCAGTACCTGGTCACCGGACTTCTTACCGCCTTTCGTGACCTCATCACATACAGCTGCATCCAGCCAGTGGTACTCAGCCACTGGCGTGCCAGTCAATGCATAGCAAATTACCGCATCACGGGATGCCGATACCTTAGATACCTGGTAGATGTCCGGGAAAATAAACTTATCGCCTTTATTCAGTATCTGGTCTGGTTTTGGCTTGCTAGAAGCGTTGTTCTGATTCAGATACCCTTTTACCTTGCTGACGAATTTCGCCCAGTTGTACGGCTTGTTGGCACGAATCTGGCTAGGACAGTTTTTGCCACTCCAGTCGTGATGCTGGTACAGGCTCTGATGGTCAAGGCCTTGTGCTCTCAGCAGCTTCGCAGCCAGCCATGCTGCGTTATCTGTAGCCTTCTCCAGATTACTATCCGGATTGACACAGATTTCGATGGCGATAGTCGTCATATTACCATTACCGTATCCATCACCAGCATGCCATGCTACTTCATTATCTGGGATTGACTGCGTGATCATTTTATCATCTACAGCATAATGCCAGGAAGCCTGCTCCGTAGATCCGCTGTTTTGCAAATATGTTCCGTGGTTCTTAGCTCCAGCTCCTGCCTTAAAATTATCTGTATTGTGGATCGTAACACCACCGTTCTTCGTTCTCTTGATACCGCTTCTTGCCCCGCTATAGATTACTGGTGCTAACATTTTTGTGATATTCATTATTCTTCGTCCTCGCTTTCTTTGTTAATAAGTTTGTCGGCAACAGCTAAGCCGTTGCTCAAAACTTTTGGTACGTTGAATCCCGCTTCAACGAAATTTTCACAGATGGAGCGTGCTTCATTCACAATCAAGCTTGCCAGTACGAACCATCCAAGCAGTGTTGTAATCTGCAAGTCTACACCGATTATCTCACCGATTTCGATCAAGCCCGCTGCAACCATAAATGCAAACGTGATCATGATCCAGTATCCAATCTTTTTAAGTACTCCTTGCCAACCCTTTACTGAATTTTCTTTTTTCATGATTCTTGACTTCATCCAACCTGTTACCCAGTCTGCAATATTAAGTGCAAGGAACAAAGCAAACAGATACCAGTGTTCTCCGAATATCACGCTGATAACCGCTATAACAGTGCCCACAAATGCGTTGTAGTTGTCTGTGATTGTTTGTGCCATATGTTTCATATACCTCATCTCTTTCCGCCATTCTTGGCAATATGTAGGGCGTTTTACACTCTTATACTACTTCGTTAATTCTTCGTGACCTATCTCAACCAGAATTTTTTTCACTCCGGCTTCTAGCGCTTTGGGGACATCAGCAAAATCAAGCTTCCCATCTAAGATACGATATACCAGAAAATTTGCCATTATGCTTCACCTCCTGCCGCCATCAGTATCAAATCTTGAACTGCCTGTGCAGTCACCTCTTGCTTAAGTTTCAATTCTTTTAATTGGCTTTCTGCAGTTTCTTTATATAAAGACAAGAAAGCAACTTCTCCATAATCAGCTGCTTTTACAACTTCACCATCACCGCCATATTCAACTGGCGATACCTCATAATGCAAATCTAATGATACGTAGCTGTCTAAAACCACATATCCATCACAGACAGTTAGTGTTTCACCTGTTGCGGTTTCTACACATAATGTCTCAACATTTTCCTTTTTTGAGAATTCAGAATGAATCTCTTTTAGTGATCTATCAGCAATGAAAGCAAGTTTCACATGATTATCTCCGACATTGAATCCGTCTGTGATCAGCTGATATCTACTGCCATTTTTCAGTTTAATAAATTCCATATCTTAATGCTCCTTTCGTTAGATAGTAGATTTTCCTGTTATATATGTAAGGTGTATGTTGACGCCAACATCCTTTACTATTTTTTCAAGAGGGGAAAACAAAATAGTTCCATCCTGTTTAATATTTATCTTTGCGATAATTTTTGTACTACCTACGATTTCATAGAAATTTAGATCTACTGTTGGGCGAAAAGCTTCCGGAATCATCGACGGCGTAGCTATCGTAGTCTCTCCGTTCGCTGCCAATTCCTTTTGCATATAACCAGCACATCTTAAATAAACGACTTGCCCACTTCTATACATATTGGCCATAGGAAGATATGCCGAATTAGTTAATTGAACAGTATTTCTGTTTAATTCGGTTTTTATATCATCGAATTTCTTTTTACAATATCCGGCACTAGGTACTTTTGCATTGGATGTTGAATCCGTCGTAACGATATCGCTAGGTGTTAATGCGACAGGTATAGCATAAGGTAAACTATTCCAAGGTGTTACTCCATCTCCCATTTTCATTTTAACGGTACCCTTTCCAACACCTTCATTCGGTATTTCATAACCGATTTCGCGTTCTTTCAAAACCATATTTGATTGTTCCCATTGTGCCTTTGTTCCAGCACGTGGTCTTATTGTATAAAATGGCATTTCTCATTCTCCTCTCTTTAAATCGGATATCCACCGTTTACATCGATGTCGTCTTCGCTCGCTTGTGTGAACGGGTCACCGCCGTCCATATCGAATGTTTCAAGTTGCAGTGCTGATATAGCATCATAACATTGTGCCACTGCATTTTTTACATCCTTTTGAGATTCGTTAGTTTGGTCTATCAAATCATCTAATTTCTCTTTGCTTTTTTCAAAATAAGGATCAACAGTACTCGTATACCATGATTTCATAGCACTTAATACTTCTCTTTGCCAATATTCTTCCGGTGGAGAAACTGCAGCTTTGATTTTGTTGGATACATCTACTTGTAGAGCTAATCTGTTAGATGTGATAACGATTTTATTTTCGTCAATCGCTGCCAAAGACAAATATACATCGCCTTCGTTTTCAAACACCCCATCAGGCAACAAAATGTATGTCCCATCATCTTTTTCTTGTAGAGGGCATACAATCGGCATATCTGATTTCCAGCTGCTACAGAAACCAGATAACACCATTCCCTTAAATGGATTTGTTTCCGATGTGTCTTTAATAAGCTTAATAAAAAGATTGGCTGAGTGCTGATAACCTACAAGACTGTTTCCGTCAAGCATTATCTCTCTACCAATCTGTTTGATTTGTGTTACTACTATATCCATTTAATCACCTGCTCTCAGTCGTGCTAGTTCTTTTTCTAACACATCTACTCGCTTTATGAGTTTTTGTATCATTGCTGTGTTCAAAGCGATAAATTCATCGTAAGCAAGACCATAGACTTCCTCTCCGGTATCAGGATTTTTATCTTTGCAGATAGCTGCGAAATCTATAGAAGTCAGCCCCGCACCAGCAGCTGATTCCTCAACCTCTTGAGCAATAAACCCCGTATGTGTTCGATCATGATTGTCGGTCTTATCGATGTTTTTGTGTTTGTACGATACCGGACGAAGGTTTTCAAACATATTCAGATATCTGTCATCTATGTCTTGTATGTCACATTTCATATTTTTGTCGGATGTGTCTATCGTAGCATTCACTGCATAGAGACGGACAAATCTGTTTAAATATCCACCCAGATATGTTGTATTGTCACGGTAGGGCATCAGAAAATCGGTATCCGCAAAAACTATGCCGGTTTTCAATATGATCATCTTCTCCACACTGTTGTCCATCATTATCGTAGAATTTTTGGTTGCTAGATAAAAAGCACCTCCGGCATTCATAGACAACGAATCACCATATGTATCTTTGGTCCTTATTAAATAAGTTTTATCGCTGAATACTATCTTCTTGTGCGTTCCTACGTTTTCTCCAAGATAGATATTATCCCCAACATGCAGATCCGTTCCAACCGAAATGGTGGTGTCGCCTTCAATTGATCCACCTTTTATCTTCCCTGTTATCTCCGCATTTGTCGCTTTTAATCCATTTGCTGTAACATTTCCGTTTGCATCAACATCAAAATTGTTTCCATTCGTAATCCGGATACCTCTTAATGTTCCGGCTGTTATGAAATCTGCATTGAACTTTCCATCGATCGTCCATGCAGAATTATATGGTCCCTGCCATCCATTCTGACTGAATGCTATACCTCCTAGATTCATCCTAATGCAATATTTTGCATTCTCTTTCGGTAATGCGTCCAGGATATAGATCTCATTCTGCGTCTGGTAGATATATCCTTTCTCTGCCCATGCATTGATGAGTTTTGTTGCCATCTCCTGCGCCTGCTGCAGCACTGAGCCTTTCAGTTTTTCACCATCGTTGCCAAGAATGGATATCGCATCATTCACCTTCCCTGTAATGGTCTGTGGTTCTGAGGATAACGTGATCTTGTTCTTCTCCGGAGAATCGTGATACCTCTGCAGCTTGATCACCTTTTCTATGATCTCCGTATGCTCGTCGATGACGACATGCGCAATATCATACAGCCCCATCTTCAGGAAGCTGTACCTATCATCTGTTTCCGCAAGGTCATTGACTGTGACCTCAAAGGATAATACCGGATATGCCTGTTCCTTCAACTTCTTCTTAGCATCAGCAAGTAGGTTCTCCGGAATCGTATACCGCTCATCCTTCCATACAATCCAGATTGGATGCGCCTTGCCTGCATATGCATTATCTTCAACATAGGTCTTTCCTCCATTTATGGATGCAAAATTGACATAGCTGCCATCCTCATTCTGCTTTCCATATGCTGTGATCCTGGTGGCGAAATCTTTTGAATTGCCTTTCATCTTAACACTTTCCAGATTCAACTGTGGGGTGATATAGATTCCTTTATCTATGACCTGTTCAGGATCCTTTACAACGATCTGTTTATCAAGTGCTCGGATCTCATATGTAACACTGAATATCTCCTGACATTTGAATAACACTTCATAATCAGACGCATCTTCCATCTCTAGGGTCCTTCGATAATCCCGTATACCTGCGTTTAAGATAGACCAGCCAGACGGTTTGATCGCTTCCAGAATCTCTGATAGGCTCTTTGTCTGAAACTTTGCTATATCCTTCGTGTTGAGATAAGGCTCGTTTTGATGCCAGTCATCCATATCCAGGCTGCAGGTTATCGTGCATGCTGTCTTTCTCTTGTTGATATCTTTAATCAGATAGCGGTTCTCTTCATTTCTGACAGGTGTTTCATTGGCGATATACCGGTACATTTCATCACTGGGCGAAATGTCAAAGCATAAAGTCTGAGTACCGTCATATTCATATGCTGTATAGTAATTCTGTCGGTTGGTGATTGGCATCCAACCTTCCTTTGTATAAATTTCAAGCATTTTGTACCTCCTATACAAAAATCGGTGTGTATTTCAATACGACTTTCACGGCCGTACTGCTCATGCTGATATCCTGTCTTCCCGGCTCCAAAGTAGGAAAACTATTCTGCTTCAGCGTACAATCCGGATATTTATTCGGCTCTGTATCTGTATAAACTTTTTTCAATTCACCATCGAAATAGACCGTTCTGTTTGCATACAGCTTCCGGATGGTGTGCCCATCAATAGTGAAGGAATCCATAGCTGCCATTGGCGTTATTTCATACACACATTCTGTTTGCCAATTACCTGCGACAACGATATGGTTGTCAACCTTACTGAGTAACAACTGGCGTCTGCTTCCTTCCTGTATGACGGACAACGGGATCGTCACCCTGTACCAGCCCTGCCAGTATTCGTCTACGGGTTGGCTCAGTTTGGATAGATAGCACCGATATTTGAATCCATCTTCGATGTCGATCATATTCTCTTCATGGTTCAATAGCTCTGCCAGAAAATCAGATATATCCTTCTTGCTGCGAAACTCAGCTATCAGTTGCATACTCTTCGGCGTCAGCACTCTTTTGCCAAGAACAGGACGCAGGGAGCGTTCAGGCTGAAAGACCTCACGCTCTACTGCATAGGGCTGATATGTGAAGGAATTTACTCTCATATGGAATCGTTCCATCCGCTTGTTGTTTATCCGCATGTCACACCCTCCTATCTAAGCTCTGCAAGCTCAACACCCATTTCAGGTGCAAGCCAATGCGCAACTTCTGCACCGTTATCCAATACGAATCTAAACTCATTAACACCATTACGTACTAGCTGCATAGTCTTTGGGAACGCGTTCACGACACTCTGCTGCTGCGTGATCCTGGCATTCGTTTCCAAAGGTACACCGATGTCATTCACGCTGGCATTCACTTGTTTCTGCAATTCCGCATTCATACCGTCAACCTCATTAAGGATATCCTTCGTTGACTTCGGCATGGCCATTTCAAATCCCACGGCAATACCTGGAGGCAGCATCTTACCTACAAGATCACGCAGCAGTCTGGAAGGGGAATGGATGCCGAAGAAATCCAACATACCATCGACGATTCCATCGCAAAACCCACTGATCTTATCCAGGATCCAATCCTTTACACTTCCGATACCTTCCCACAGCCCCTTGATAAGGTTTATACCGATATCTACCATCTTGCCAGGCAATTCCTTTGCTTTCTGGACAACAGAATCCACGAGCTGCTTTGCGGCGTTGATACCAGTGTTCCATAAATTAGAACCCCAGTCCCTTACTTTAGACACTGCATTTGTGAGCCATGTCCAAATCTTTCCTGGCAGAGACCTAAACCAATCGACAACGCTATCAATTGTTTTTGATACCCAATCTCTTGCACTGGTATATATATTGCTTCCCCAGGTCTTGACTTTCTCCCATGCGCTCTTCAACCATTCCCATATCTTTCCTGGTAATGACTTGAACCATTCTACTACCGAGTTTATGAATGCCGGAATATCTTCAGTAACGAAGTTCTTCAGATCGATGCCCCACTGGATGAAATGACCAATGATCTGTCCGACCATATAACCAATGTTATAAGGAATTTGATTGAACCAGTCGATCACACTCTGGATCCACGCCGGAATCGTTTCTGTGAAGAAAGCTATGACACTGTTCCATGCATTCTGAAACCACTCCACGATACTGCTGCATAATTCTTGCAAATACGTTTTAAAAGATTCCCATGCTTCCGGTATCGTCACTGTAAAGAAATTGACTATGCTTTCTATGATACCGGAGAACCATTCAACGATGCCGTTCCACAGGTCTATCCAGAACTGCCGGAATTCCTCAGAGGTATTCCAGAAATACACGAAGGCAGCTACTACTGCGGCTATAGCTGCAACGATCAATGTGACAGGGCCACCGGCGGCAGCAACCAAAGCGCTGCCCAGCCCCTTGATACCTCCACCAGCACCGATAGCACTTGTAGCTAATTTAGAGAATGCTCCGCTTCCAGAACCAAGTTTGATAAAAACAGTATTCATCAAACTATTACCATTGCTCATTAAATCAAAGAACCCAGAAATAGACTTGCTCGCCCTGCTCACTGTATTGGTGATCTTCCAAGCAGCAAACGCACTCCCTACACTGATTACGACCGGCAGCAGCTTCTTGATCAATGAGATCAACTCTGGAAGATGCTCTGCAGCATAATTCAAACCCTTTTCCATGACCTTTCCAACATCGGCGATCATTTCCTTCAAGGTTGGCAGACCATTACTCTGCAGCACTTCGTCGATCGACTCTATGATAGCTACCATCCCTCGTGTGATAGCAGCCTTCATATTATCGAAAGTCCCCTTCCAGGAAGCGCCTGCCTCTTTGGCAGCACCATCAATGGCCGCAAACTTGTTAGTTCCTTTTTCCATCGCATCCTGCAGGACATTCAAAAACTCTTCTGATGAGATGCTGCCATCTGATAGTGCTTCACGAACATCAGAGAAACTCTGGCCAGTCGCATCCGCAAACAGCTGCACTGCAGGGATACCGGCATCCGTCAACCGGTCCAACTGATCTCCCTGGACCTTCCCCTGTGCGACCATCTTTGCGATCGCATCTGTTACATTGGCGTATGTCTCATTCGTACCATCCCCATAGAATGCAACCGCATCTGCCCAGGTCTTCACCTGTCCTGTTGCCTTGTCCATTGACATACCGGACGTCACGAACTTCTGACAGCTCTGCGCTGCTACATCAAGTCCATATGCAGTCCCTGTCACGGTATCCTTGATTTTGGCCAGTGCCTGTTCTGCAATCTTGGAAGAGCCTGTCATCGTCGTCATGGTACGTGTGAACTGATCCATCGTATCGATGCGGTCCATCGCACTTCCTATGGATGATTTCATGGCGTTGAAGCCTGCAGAGACAGCCTTGGTGATTCCGACTGCACTCAGAAGGCTTTTCAGCTGCGTACCGAAAGATTTCGTTTTCCCCTCCATCGACTTCAGGCGTGATTCATAGTCTTTATCATTAAGATCTACCTCAATGATGATGGAGCCATCACTGTTCCCTAACAATCCGCATCACCGCCCTTCAGTCCTGACAAGATCTCTGCCTCTAGTTCCTCCTGCGACCTATCCTGCGCTTTTTCCTTAGGGAGCGCATAAAACTTTTTCAATTCCGTATAACGCTGTTTCTGTTCCTTATCCAGTTTTGAGATATCCGCAGTACGATAACCTACCACCTGGATGAACTTCGTCTGATCTGTAAGTCCCTCAAATAGACTTTTGAATTCCCACCAGTGCAGCTCTGCGGCAAGCAGATCGATGCCATACTGCTGGCGGAATGCAGCTACGATGAGGCCCATATCATAGTCAAAACGATATCCGATTTCACCTTGCTTGCCAGAGGTTTTCCGTATCGGTTTATCGAGCCTGTAGAAAGAAAAAAGAGCCTGGATCAACTCTTCTGAAATATCATCAGGCATGTTCATGACTCCCCGTATCATGAAATACAATTTGTAATCCATTTCGATCCCTGCATCGACCATGATATTCTCAAATTTCATCCAAGTACGGAAATCTGTATCTATCGTATAGTCTCTGTTATTTGCTCTTACGGTTCTTGGCAGGTCGTCTCTTGTTAGCCACATTCTTCATACCGTACTTTCCATCCGCATATTCCATCTGCTTTGTGAACCGCTCCATACTATTGACGATCCCCTGTACTGCCTGAAGCTCCTTTTCTGCGGACTGCTGACGCTTTTTCATCTGCTCTGTCGTAGCAGCTTCCTCCAGACGTTCTTTTAGTGCTTCTGCAAGCTGCAGGATAACATAATAAGGCTTTAAATCATCCTTATGGAAGATCTTACGATATACACCAGCGCCCAACAGTCCGTCAATAGTATTCCGGCAGTCATCGATAAAGGTTTCCGTTACAAGTCGATTCCCGCGATACTTTTCCATGAAATCGCTGATCGTCTGATGCAATGTGATATCATCCGCATCCATTTCGAAGTGTAGTCCTGCAATATCTAGTGGGATGATGTTTTCCTGTAATGTGATCTTCATCTGCTATGCCCCCACTCCATCTGCTTTGAAGGTACCGGTCTTGTAATCATACACGCCCTCTGTGAATGTTCCATCTGCGACATTGTATTTACCATGCAAGCTGTCACCCTTTTGTGCGAACGTTCCTTCCAGTGCGATTTTACCGCCACCCTCACCGGATCCTGGATTGGATGGTTGGATCTCATACTCAGACTTATGTGCTGCAAATTCCCCTGCAGACCCTTCGATCGGCGCCCATGTTTCTACTTCATAGGCCGTAAACATCTCTCCGATCAGCTTTTTCTTACCTACCTCATACACATGCATGACAAAGGCGTTATCCGGAATCAATTCTCCCGAATACGATACTGACGGTGCATATCCTGTCATATTGGAATGCTGGTTCTTTTCATTGATATACTGTCCGTCATCTGTATTCGGTGATGCGTCCTCTGTCCAGTCCGTGATACCAGTACCGGCAAGGACCGGCTTCTCGATACCATCCCATATAGCATAGTTCAGATTCTCATGTCGATTGACGACAGTACTTTTTGGTGTAAATGCCATTACTCAAACGCTCCTTTCTTTTCATATACTAATTTGTAGGCTGCCACGAAGGTAGCCGTCTTTTCTTTTTCTCCAGTATCATCTACCGGTGTTGATGTCATTTCCAGACTGATCGGCTTCGCATTTGTTAGGTGGAGATTTGGAAATCCTTCTCTTGTCTCTCGAGCAAATGTCGCAGCCAGGTCATTCAATGGCTTCGTGATGTCCAAATTATGTCTGGTATCCTTAACAGATGCCTGCATGCTTACCATGAACGAAAACTCTGCCTTATATCCACCGGTGATATACTGCTGAAGGATCGGAACATCATTCATTCGTTTGAAACAGATCGCTGTTTCTTTGGTGTTTGGGAAATACTCCAGATACCATCCCTTTGTGTTTGGGATCCGGATATTACTGATGTATCCCATGAATAGATCTTCCACAATCTGCCTGACATCCTCCAGTGCTACATTAGCCATGCTTAAACCATCCTTTCGTCAATTTCACCCATTTCCCTTTGTTTTTGCTTTTGGAACGGATATACCATTCAGGGCCGGCAAGCGGATGTGTCTTACCATACTTCAATGCCTTGCTCGTAGTCTCTTTGACTTCTCCAAGTCTTGCCCACGCTCTGCGAGAGCGTATTCCTACCATGACCAGCCCTTTATATAAAAATCTAGCATATGGACCATTCCATACGACCTTATCTTTATAGCGGCTCTGATTTGTGATTGCAGACTGAGAAAGGTTTCCTTCCTGCATTGGCACATATGGTGTCGTATCCTTGATGACCTGACTGATGAGCTTCTTTTTACATTTTGTTAGCTTCATCCGGTCTTTCAGCATACGCTTGTTTACATCGAACTGGACCTTTACCTTGACACTCATTTCCCTGTTATCTCTACTCTGATCGGCTTCGTACCATCAAGAAATATCTCATTCACTCCTGTGATGGTGTATTCATCATCACGGAATTTCAGTGCATCATTGGTACTGATAATAAAATCTGTTCCGTACTGCAGTACACGGTCATTTTCATCATAGGCAGTGTAATCACCAAGTTCTACATACACGATGATCTTGTCATCAGTTGTGATCCCGCGCTTTGACTGCTGCATACCGTAGCTTAGATCTGCTTTCACATGCAGTATTGTGATGACCTGTTCAGCTGCCACTCCGTTATCATCCTCAGGAAGCTGCTTGATCAGCTGTACTGTATGCGGTCGGAATCTTCTCGGTAGCACCCTCACCAGTTCCACCCCAGTTTGAGCAGACCGTTGCGGCGAAGTTCCGCCATGATCACAGACTTAGCGAGCGGAGAAAATGGGATCCCTTTATAGGACTGCCCGCCGTTTCCCATCTGAAATGTATAGCCGCTTGACTGTACCTGCTTCAGATCCAGGTCAGATGCACCGTTCACCGCTGCTGCACCGCCATTTTGATCGATATAATCGACTTCAAAACACAATGCCTTATCTAATTTTCCATACCCATCTAATGTATCATGCAATTGATCCGTCCTTACGTGGTCATCTATATACATCTTTAAGACTGCTTCAGCTTTTGGAAGCAATACATTGAACTCCGCTTCTCTGACCGTCCCCTTGTAATCATCTCTATAATACTGATAATCCATTTCAGCACCTCCTTAAAGGTAAGGAGAGGATTCCCTCTCCTACTGGTTCTTGATCAATGCAACATCCTTCGTTACTGCAGTCTTTGCTACAACTACAGTATCGTTGACCGTGATGTGGTCTTTCTTCGTGATCTTCACAGGATAAGTCCCTTCACGTAAATTAAATTCCACAGTACCATCAGCACCTGTCATCAGTTTAGCGCCGTTCACATCGACGCGTGCTTTCTCTACCGGGGCAGCATCTTCACCGCTGCCATCCTTGACAGTGAAAGTCACCTTTTGTGCCGTATACGGCGTTGCAGGCTCCAGATAAGCGAATGCGCAACCTGTACGATTCTCATCAAGACGGGTTGCTGCGTTCGGCAATGCCCAGCCCATACGGAATACGACACGAAGCGCGATCATGTCCTGCTGTGCAAGGTTATATACGATCTCCTTGGTGACCGGATCCTGAATAACGCCCTGGTCGAGGATCTTTACTGTGATATCCTGACGGATCGCATATACCGCCTGCTTGAAGTCACCGGCTACCAGCTGTGCGATGTTTTTGTCAAAGCTGCCATTCGTAGGAAAATACATCGGTGCTCCATCTAATGCATACTGTGTAGACCCCTGCATATCGCTCTTGAAGATCAATGTCCCATCTGTTGCGCGAAGTCCACGCAGCTTAGCACGCATGCCTAGCGCAGACAGACAGCCGCTTACCATGTAGCCGTCCTCTTCTACCTTGGAGAATACACCGCCTTCACCCAGCAGCTTGTCATACAGATCCTTGTCACCTGTGTCAGCGACATTGTTCCCTGCCTGGCGAGCCAGTGTGATGATATCAGACTGCCATTCAGCCGGACGGTTATATCCGAAGATGGTGGCGGAATCAACACACTGTCCGATCGCCTCATTGACACGTGGTGTGATCTCACCCATGATATCAAATTCTGCATCATCAAGAACTGCTTCCGGAATCGGTACGATAACGGCCAGCTCACCCGCTGTCAGATACACGTTGTCCCAAGCCTGGCGGGTCGTCTGTTTCATACCGGTATCACCATTCACCCAGTATGCGGTCGGTAAAAAGTCCAGAACACGGATGCGTGTCTGTTTGCTCGTCATGTTTGGCAGCTTACGTGCCATCCCCATGAACACGGACTGCTTCGGTGCGTCCTGAAAAATTGTCGATACGACCTGCTCTCTGATAAGAGCTTCCGCATCCTGTCGATTTGTAATATTTACTGGCATAACTTACTCCTTTCCAAACAGCGATCTAAACGCTGCGTTTGCCTGATCTTTCTGATCAGCTGTATTCTGATTTGGCCCCTCTGTCCTCGAAACAACATACGGTGTCTTGGAGTCCTGAAATAGATAGGCGTTGTCTTTTTTGACTGCTTCTAAGGCTGTGGTGATATCTGCCTGACGATTCTTGCTGTTCTTAAGATTAGCTACATCCAGCAAAGCAATAACAGCCTTGTCATTGCGGGCCCCTGCTCCTTTAACAGCATCTTTCAACAGACCGGAAAATTCCAATTCATCAAGTTTTCCCTGCCATTCTGTATCCTTATTCGCAAGTTGAGTGTTCAGCGTGGATATCTTTGTCTGCAGTTCATTGACGTCAACACCTTCAAAACCTTTCAAAGCAGTTTGTGCAGTTTCATACTGGTTTTTGAAATTATCACGTTCTGTTGTTAGTTTCGTTACATCTTTTCCATGCTCGTCCATGATCTTATCGATCGTTTCTTTTTCGAGCTTGAGATCTTCTAAAAACTTTCTTTTCATTTTTTTACCTTTCCGTCTACGCTTTGTTTACATGGGTCGCATCCACTTGACTGCTCGCCTTTTTACGCCTTGCGCTGTGGCTATTGTAAATGTGGTCCGAAATAAGGAAGCTTCCGCTTCGGTGGATCATTCATACATATCTCCTTTTCTGGCAAAAGAAAAGCACCACTAGGGTGCTATTTAATATATCTATGTAAAACTTCTTCAAAAACTTTACGCAGTGGCTTATCTTGTTCGATAACATCAATTTTATGAAATTGTTTAATTTTTTTGAAAGCTACTCCTTGCTTTTTCATTTTATTCTTCCTTATGATCAGCGTCTTGTTTAGACTTCTTCCAGTTATCTGTTCGACTTCTCGATATAGCTTTCCAAGAAAGGGACTAATGCATAGACCCTGATCATCACAATAATCATAGACCTGCCTCATCATTAAATCTCGCCAACTTAACGCTTGTGTTTCTTCAACCTCATTCAACCTTTCATCAAGATACTGAACATCTGCATTCGTATTCTTTAATGCATGAAACATAACCTCCATGATTTCCATAGGAGTTGTTGGAAGCTGAGGTACCGGTTGATGCTTAATTCTGAAATAGGTGTCCTCAATGATTTCGAACTGCTCCCATGCCTTATCGGTATCGAGTATCTTGGAATGGAAATTTGCTCCCCTCTCCGTCCATAGGATTAGCTGTGGAGTATGTTTATCAACTTGGTGACTTTCAGTTACCAAGTTCTTAAAAGCCTTTAAATCAGCGCCTTTGAGGATGTAGTAATGCTTTCCTTCAATGAATCTTGCTTTATTTCTCTGAAAGTTCTTTTTGATGTTATCTACAGAAGTTTCAAAGATCTCAGCCAGCTGCTGAGTTGTAAGAACACGCTGATCCTTATGCTCCAGGATTTGTAGATCCTTCATGCTGCTTTACCTCCCGTCATCAATTGTCTAGCTATTTCAAAGCCTGCCATAAATCCTTGCTTTTGATGAGCAGATATAACATCCATAACCGCGTCATCGTATTTAAATAAATTTTCAGATAATGCAGTTTTAATTCCTTCATCAAACATAGATAATTCTTCATGTGCCTTTATCACTTCTGCTGAATCTCCTTCTAAACCACTATTCCATTCATAATAAATACTTTCTAAAATTGACATATAAAAAGCCTCCTTTTCTTGTTTTTGGAGGCACAATGTAGTACAATAATTGTGCCTAAGTGGTAATAGTCATTCACAAAGTTTGGTCGCGGAGTGAATGGCTATTTTTTTATTTTTTTATAAACCTCTTTGATACCCATAGAAATTATTTCTGTTTTTGATAAATTTAATTTTTTTTCACATTCATCTAACATTTTCTTTTCATCTTGAGTTAGTCTAAATCCAACTCTTATTTCTCTAGGGTTTTCAGTAGGTCGTCCAGTTCTTGGACTCATGATATGCCTCCCTTCTATTTTTGTACAAACAAATATTAACTTATGTACAAACAAATGTCAAGGGGTATTTTAAATAAATAAAAGCACCCGCTATGAGTGCTAATCTTCATCGTATAATAATTCCGGTAAATCTGTATCCTCTATTTCTGCTTTCTCATATTGAAATCCATGATCACCCTTTACCGGTATAGTGTGTAGTAAAGTCCCGGTCCATACAGCTTCCGGAATACCCTGCGGGAAGGCAGAACAAATAGGCTTCATATTTCCCATTTCTTTGAAATGTTTACAATCCATGCAAATTGCACATGTTACACAAGAGACATGATAATCGCTATGTCTTACACCTTTTTTATCTGTCCAAATCATTCCGCATCCTCCTCAAACGAATAAAGCAATCCGTATTTCTTTGCAAGACAGTTCATAACATTATTTTGTACAACTCTATCCATTCTATTTTTATCGTCTTTCCAGTCTGGATATTTATTTTTATATGCCTTAAGATATTTCAAATAGAGCTGCTCATGCTCCTTCTGAAACGCCTTGAAATCAGGAAGCTGAGTGATTTTATCATTATTACGAAGAACATAAGAACCTTTATTGATAGCAGCACGCAGTTCTTGTAGCTCCCAATCCTTCAACATATAGATGTCATGTGGAGAGAATGTCGTATTTTGAGGATGATTATGTGTTACTATCGCCCCTTTCATTTTATTCAATTCCTCTATAGTGAATTCAACTTCGTGTTTTTCTCCATCTTTTTTGAAGATGACATTTCCCTTTTGATCGTATGCTATCGCTGATTCAAATTGATTTTTAGATATTGCTGATTCATCTTCCCTTATCTTCATTTTAACACTTTTATCATCAGTTGCATAAAATTCTTTTAGCTTCGTACTCCGCTGCGATCTTACATCCTCGATCATCTCTCTGGCGTAATTCCGCTTCATGTCTGGATGTGCTTTCAGGAAGTCTGCCTGACGTTGTTGCCACTCTCTGACCTTGCGACATTCTAACGTTGTATCTACACCGCCAGCCTTATTCACAGCCTGCCTGCGCTTCCATTCACGAATCTTCCTCTCGTTATAACGCTGTTCTTGTTCAAGCTCATACTGCTTAGCATTGGCTTCCTCGTCATAGTGTTCAAAGGATAATTCACCATCGAAATTCGGAAAAAAGTTATGCCGGCAGTTCCACCCGCATAGTCCGGCACCGGTTCCGTATCCTGTAGCTTCATAGAAGTTCTGCAGTCCATTGACCGGTGTTTTCCGCCAGAACAGCATCCCCTGCCATTTAGCGTGCTCCGGTCTTGCCCCCATATGGGATGTCGTTTCCACCAGATTGCAGTCCATCTCATCCAGATTCTGCTCCTGGCATCTGGCCGCGGTCTGATTGACACCTGTCCGCAATGCATTGCGTATGGCACTATCAGCTCTTCTATGTGCACCGGTTGGATAATCTATCCATCGGATCCCGTTCTTTCCTAAATCGTTGACTGCTGTTTTCACTGCATCTGCGAAAGAAAACGCTCCGGATGATACAGAAAGATATGCCTGATCCAAAGCGTGCTCAAATGCCATGTTTGCTGCAGATGCCATCGAATTGCAGATGTTACGTATTTCTGTATTCGTAGAGCGGATACCATTCAGAATAGCTTGTGTCAGATCTGGATGCGGAGGTTCTATCCCTGCTGCTTTAGCCATATCATTATCTTTCTGCACAGACCGATAAGAGGAATCGTGTATGATCTCCTTCACTTTCGTATCTGTGATGTTCAGAACTTCCGATATCGCCTGTTCTATCTCGGACATCGAAACACCGAGCTCCTCCAGTTTATGCATCTGATATTCAGCTGTACTGGTCATCATGTAATCATTCTGTGAGATCCTTCGGGCGATGTCTTTCAGGATACGTGTTTCCAGTTCGTCAAAATACTCAGCAATCCCCTCCGGTACATCCCTCAGATATCTAGGATCGAGCATTATTCATCACCGGGAAAGTCGATACCCTGCGATTCTTCAGCAGCCAGTTCAGCTTTCGCCTGCTTTTCCGTCAGCCCCTGCCACTTCACCTTGTATTTCCATTTCGGCATCAGCCCCTCACGTACCTCCTGCATGTCCTGTAGACGTTCCTTCTCAGCATCTACCACGATACTGTCATCCCAATCAAATGATACGTCAAAGCTACCGTAAGGGCACAGATTATAGATACTGCAATAGAAATCTATCGCATCGATCAGGTCTGTCAAGGCATCCTGTAGTGCCATCTGTGTATCAGATACAAGGGTATAGGATCTCTGCTTGCTACTTTTAATCTCTTCTGCAGTCTTATCCACATTCTGCGGATCACTGATTGTACCATAAGCAAGGCTGCAGTTAAACTCTATGAGCTTCAGCTGCGAATTTAAGCCTTGGAACAGTGGATCAGAGCGTATGTCCGGACTGAAGGTATCCATCAACGGTTTATCTCTTGCCCCGGTATCGAATGTCAATGGGCGATAAAGTCTGTCTTTCCCATGTGGATACAGTTTCTTACTCTTATCGTTCGGGTCATCCTGCAGCATGCTTTCTCCGATATGGACAGCAGCTTCCTTTGCTTCATACTCCCAGCTGATCTGACTATAGCGTATGTCTGCTTCACGGATCAGATCGACTGCACGAGAATATACTGAGCATCCAAGTGGACTGTCTGTATCATCAGCGTTGGCCAATGGTACCTTAAAATAACTGAAGGGTACTTTCGCAACACCGGAGAATATCACTTCATATTCCAGCCGCGACCATTCCTGAACACTTTGAACCGGTATCTCCGTCCCAAGCGTTGCATCAGTCGTACTACGGTATGCGTGATTCGTGATACGCAGCTTGTCACCTTTCAATTCATGATCTTCCAGCCTGGTGAAAATCGACTGGCCTTTCCGCATCTGTTCTGCGAACACGCACCTTATGATATTTCCCGAATCGTCAAACGATATCGGAAAGAATGCGTCAGCCTGGATAAATTGGATACTGATCCCCTGTTCCGTCACATACGGCTTGAATACCAGTCCGCCCTTTGCACATCCGTATTCAACGTACCTCCGGATGTCCTTCAGCATCTTTGCATAGGGCTTCTGTAGATACTCCGCTCTAGGACTTCCGGATATCTCTGATTTCAGTTCCAGAGTGACTAGCCTAGCTATCTCGGAAGCGATGGCTGCGGACAGGTTGCAGCTCTTCACATTTCTATTCAACCAGAAGGCTTTGTTTTGGAACATCTTAGACCAAAGCTCTATCTGTGTAGCCATCTTCATAGTTAGAGCCATATCTACCTGCGTTTCCGAAGTCTTGTTCAGTTCTTTTGCAATAAGGCTCATCATCCTTGTGAAATTCATTCCATCACCTCCTACTCATACCGGATGAACTTCTTGATATACCGTTCGATCGTATATTCAAATGCGTCCAGAGTATCTATATCGCTGGTCCCATCATCCAGCCGCTCATCCACTGTGATCTCCTTAGGATTCCAGATAGCAGTGCACAATGCAGATACCAGTGTGTCACACATCTCCGGCATATAAGAAAAGCGCATCTGCGCCATCATCCTATTGGTGAGGCGGATACGCTCCGTTATTACTTCTTTCAATGCGTCGTCGATACGCAGCCAGCCGAGTCCGTTCTTTCTAGCTGCACTTTTCAGTCCATTGATCAATGTCTGTTCTGCGCTGTCACAATAGACATGTGTGATATTACCATACATGTTCAGTACCTTCAGGCAGAAGTCAATGAAAAGCTGCCCCAGCTTGTCCGGATCGATATCTTTCTTGCTGCAATCATGCCATTCCGAAGCCAGTGGAATGATCTCCTGATATCCTCTGGTAATGCCGGTCGCAACAAACGCATGACCGGAACCGTTACCTCCAAAGTCCACGCCGATGATGATCTCCATGAGATTCTTCGGTTTTTCCTTACGCTTGAACCGGTTCTCACCTGTTTCAGCTTCAGATTGTACGGCATCAGCGAATGCACGGTAGATAAGTCCCTCCGCAATCATACGCTTTCCAAGGATATCACGTTGGTACCAGATGCTGTTCTTATCATACTGTGCCATGATCTCCTGAAAACGTTCTTCTGTTACAGTTACGTTGTCGAATATCGTAAAGTGCTGATAGTTGTAGCCACCGATCAGCGTACCTTCTTCATCCTGTTTCGCATATTTGTCGATGTAGTCTGTATAGATCTTAGCCTTTGGGTTGTCTGGATTGAGGTCCCAGAATATCTTACGCTTGTCAGCAGCCAGCTGCCGGTTGAATGCCTCACGGATCGTATTCTCGTGATGCAGGTTGATCTCAGTTGCGATCCACATGCCATATGAGTTTCCACGTATCTTCTTGAAGCTGTCTGCCTTGGCCGCACCTGCAAAGATGACGATACGTTGTCTATATCCTGTTGCGGGTCCTTTGATATACAGACAGTCATTGTCCTTGTATTTCCCCCAGTGCGATTGTCCGCGGAAGATGTATTCCAAGCCGAAGCCATTGGCGTCACCGATATTCAGTTTCGCGTTGGCTACTGTAGAACCAGTGGCCAGATGGATGCGGTCTTTCGTGAAGCGCAGTTCATGAGCGAACGCATATACGTTATCGACAGTCTTACCGGCACGTACAGCACCTTCAGCCACATTGATCGTACACTGAGCACACTTCCGGATGTAGTCGATATGCTTTTGGCCGAATCTATACTGTATCGTTTTTTTCTTTGATATCTTCGCCATAGATCATATCGTCCGTTTCTTCCAGGTCTTCAATCTCAGCGTTATTACCCGTAAGCTTATCCGTCTGTGCTCTTAACTGCTCGAGCTGTGCTTTCTGAATCGCACTGGCAGTGTCCCAGTTCTTATGCAGCAGCTCATTGTATTGCTTAATCATAGAACGTAATTCAGACATTGCTCTACTTTGCGCTCGTAAAAATGTTTCCTGTTTATCATTTGCATATCTTACGATATATGGTTCGTCGCTAGTACTTGTATCGTTATCACATTCATTTTTCACCCACATAATCTTTTGTGATCTCATGATGGCGGCATATTGCAATTGTATTTGATGCCATAAAACATCAATTTCGTCTTTTGGCATTTCCCCTATGATTTCCATCACCTCTTGCGGCAACCATTTTGATGATAGACCGTGCTTACATGCGTTTTGATTTTTTGGAGGCGCCCCTCCGGCATTTCCTACTGCATTTTTATTGTCAGGGGGTGCACCCTTTTTCTTTTTAAGGGGTGCATTGATGGGTGCACCTTTTTTCATATTCCAATGCCTGCGTTTCCATGACTTAATTGTATCAATGGATTTACCATATTTATCAGCTATATCTTTCATTTTCATGCCATTGCAGCGATCCTCATATGCTAATTCCCATTCTTCTTTCAAGTCATATCACCACCTCCATTTGAGTTGTTTTGGAAATTAAGTTTATAATCGTTATAATTCCACTTCAGTTGACTTTATTTCATCGATATAGCGTGATTCAATTACATTCTTGTTTATCACGCTTTCGTATGCTGCCATTATCTTTGGCATCTGTATAGCCATCCAGTCAATCATTTCTTCGTTCACGGCCCATGCATCATGTGCAGCACTGCTCATGTCTAAACCAGATTCATACAAAAATGCGTGTATCAGCTCATGCCGTAATACACACTTCTGCATTTCTTTTAGATTATCTGTTTTATATTCCGCCGGGACGTCTTCTTGTTCGCTGATGCGGATTTCTTTGGTATAGAAATCTGTTTCTCCTCCTCTACTATCAAGGGAAGGAACATATTTTATTCTATATACTGTCCCTAACACGTTTACCTTCATTTTCTTTTTCTCCTATATTCCCAGTGTCTGCTTGCATCATATCCAACTGTGTTTTCAGTCCGCCTGCGTGCGTTTTCTGCATCCAGCGCCTTACGCTCTGCCTTATACCATTCGCACGCTCCGTGGCATCCTGGATGGCGTTTAGGGCAGTCTTTACATACTGTGATCATCCAAATCCTCTGGAGTAACACAGAAAACTAACAACAATATCCACCATAAAGAGTAGTTGATACACATGTATAATGCCAGTGTAATGAGGTATGCGTTGAATAACAGACAACCTATACTGATGAGTAAATCACATATATATTTGTATTTCATCCTTCCAGTCCCTTCTTTCTCTTACTAAAGCAGAATGAAAATCCGAATACATTTAGCTGTAACCATGCCTCTGCGTATTTCTTACCATTCTCGGTATACTTTGTGATATAGTGATGTAGCATTTGATACGCCTTCCTTTCTGGGTAAAAGAAAAGCACGTTTTCTCCTGTATCCCTTATAACGGGCAGTTCTACGTGCTTTGTTTAACAGGCTCTCGGTTAATAGCATACGTCTATGCGTCCTTAGCCTCTATAGAGTTATCTGTGCCACATTGTTAAGAGGTGCGATAACTACGTTTTAATTTTAAAGCGCCCTTTTCAGACGCTTTACGCTGGTAAGTCCGCTTAGGATTCCTTACCGCTTTTTCTTTTGGTTATTCCGCCACCAGGGCAACCAATATATCTAACAGGTATTCTTCACAACAGAAGGTATATCCCTGCTTTGATATCAATTACAGCGCCTTTTTTATGTCTCCCTACATGAGTGCGCTATCTCATCATTGACCAACTCGTTTCCTGCTGGTTTGCCAAGCTCATTTCGTCAGCCCAGGCCCTTAAAACGCTTGCTTCGTAATTTGCATTGAGGGTGTTTTGAAGCAAGGAAGCATTTACCCTAATCTACAGACGATACATGGATGGGGGGATCGTCTGTAGATTACGGCAGGCATCTTAGGATGCCGCGTAAGTAAACCGTAAGAGGAAAGTGAAGCACAAGGAAGAGAATCACGCCTCATCCCCCGTACTTCCACGCTATCATTATATCATGTCAAGCCTATCCTAAGACGGTACACTTTTACAAAATATTGCTATTTCTTGTGTATATACGGTTGATAGCTCGCTTTGTATATTTGTTCACTGTATCTATTGAGAATCCGGTTTCACGCGCCGCTTCACGTAAGTTGTCACATTGATACTTCATCACATATACCGAAATCACCTTGCATTGCGATTCGGTTAAGCAATCCATCCAATTTCTGATTTTTTCCATACGTTGATACAATGGCTCCTGCTCCATAGCGATGGCACTTTCATTCATGGCTGCTTGATGTTGGATACCATCTTTGCTACACTGCCCTTCTGGAGCTCGTACAATGCTGCCGCCAGGCGACTTATGGTATAGGAAATATTTTTTATCAAGTAATTCATACCACCTTGATTTTAAAAGGTAGTAACTCATGAGCTCTCCCTTTATGTATTTTTTCATACGCTTCTCTTTATCGAATTCAAACTCTTCCTCCTCCCATATCATTTGATTTTCCACCTGCCTGCTTCCAGATTGTCATACAGCCCTCTTACTGTGCCGTCGTACATCATTCTGCCGGTGCTAAGTTTGCGATACGCTTTAGCCTCTCTCTTGTTGTGATCAACTTTGTAATAGCCTTCAAGTCCGACAATTTCAAAATATTTGTCTTTGCCGATATCTTTAAACTTCATTCAGTCACCCCTTTCGTTCAAAACGCAGATAAGCATAAATGATAAATACAGCAGGATGCACAATGATAGATCAACCATATTTCCTTTTCAGCTCCTTTTCTGCGTTTCTCCATTTTTTTATTGCCATCCGGATAATAAACCACAACCGGCTGTTTGTATGTATACGGCCGTCTATGCTATTGTATTTTTTCATTTGTTACATCACCTTCCGCTTCTCAGCATACAAAATAATAATTCTGTAATAGATTTTTTCCGGTGTTCAGGATATGCATCTTTGATTTTATGCAATCTCCAATCGTTACTTTCACCTTTAAATTGAGTCGGATTCTCAAACTCCCTGTAGATATCTTCATTTTTTCTTCCTAACGTAGACGGTACTGGAACTAGCACTCCGATATCATGCGGTATGTCATGAATGACTTTCTTGTATAATTCCATCGGCATCACCAGATAGTTTTCTTCTCCTATGTAATTTTGCCCATGCCCACTTTTAAAGTCGCCTAAGCAGCTTTTTACCTCGTAGCAGATAAAGATGCCTTTTTCCAAACCACTGATGCTCATTTGGTTTGGTGGCACAAATTGCATGTAATCAACTCTGCACGCATCTTTCGTGCCGTAATCGATGGTAACCTCACTGGCATAGTATTTACCGATACCGGTAAACCTTTGCTGATAAAGGATATCGCCTAACAGTATAGTAATCTCCTTGCGAGTCATCGTTTACCTCCATATGCATCCGGTAATGGCATCCATGCTATTACTTTCCATTTTTCCATGTCTATGCATTTATTATTGCAATACCATCGCTCGCCACGTCCGTATCCCGTGAATATCTTTTCTACTTTTCGCTGTCCATATGCATTTTCCAATATCGCTAACACTGCATATCCTGTAAAGATTGGTACCCTCTCTTTTACCGGTATCCATTGGTTTTCAATTAGCTCAAGCGCTCGCTCATACACTTTGCTTTTCCATGTATGATCACACTTAGAATACATTGGACACTCTTCACAAATTTCATCGTGAAAATCACTTGCGGATTTTAAACAATGTAATACTATTTCTTTGTTTATTCCATCACTCATTTTCTTGCCCTTCTTGTGGTACTTCCCTGCGATAGAAACGGTTTTCTTCAAAGTCCATATAGTAACCTTCTACACTGTTTGTTATGATATGACTTGCATATCTAATGCCTCTTACCGGTTCCCATTCTAATGGTTTAAATATGTAGATATAAGATTTTGTTTTATCATCCCAAATCCACATACCTTCATGCAAATCTTCAAATTTTAGAGGCGGATTGTTTGTGCGACTCTTATACTTTGTATACACGCCGTTTTTAAAGCATTGTTGTACTCCTATATAGCACATTTTATCTTGCTGTATGCCAATGGCACATAAATCACATACGCATCTTACTTCACTCATCACCATTACCCCATAGCTCTTTCATTTTATTAAATTTTGCAGGAACGCTTTTCATACATTCCACGAAGTCGTCAGACGGTATCTGACTTAATGATTCGCCGCCTTTGTATGCTAATTCTGTAAGTTTATTCATATTCACACTCCTTAAAATGGTAGATCATCACTGGCGATATCCAGTGTGCTACTTGTCTCGTATGGCTCCTGATAGCCCTGATTGCTTCTCTGCTCATAGTCAGGTACATAGGCATTGCTGTTCGCATTGCTTGCAGCTGCGCTTTTGCTTTCCAGAAACTGTACGCTGTCTGCGACAACTTCCGTTACATAAACACGTTTACCGTCTTTATCATCATAGCTGCGTGTCTGGATTCTTCCTTCCACGCCGACCAGTGAGCCTTTATGTGTATACTGCGCTACGATATCCGCTGTTTTATTCCATGCTACCGTGTTGATGAAGTCAGCTTCCGGCTGACCCTCTTGCTTGAAGCGGCGGGTGCAGGCTACTGTGAAGCTTGTAACGCTGACACCGTTTGCAGTTTTACGCAGCACTGGGTCTTTTGTAAGCCTGCCGACTAATACCACTCTGTTCATTCTTCTTCACTCTCCTTCATGAATACAAACCAATAAGTCTTATTCCCTCTACCTTTATCTCCAAATATCGGTATAGTATCTAATACTTCAAACAATTCTTTTTGCTTTATATCTGTTTCATTCCATTTGAATACCAACGTTCCATATGGTTTAAGCACCCTCATACATTCATCAAATCCCTGTTTCAAGTATGGTTTCCATTCTGGCGGTAATTTTCCATATTTCTTTGCCAACCATGAATTATCTCCAACCTTTACTAAATGCGGCGGATCAAACACAACCATGTCATAGGTGTTATCCGGTACAGGCAGGTGTCTGAAATCCCACTGAGTATCTGGATGTATCTTAAGCATTCTTCCATCACAAAGCGGTTCCTCTAACTTTCTGATATCATTGAAATGCACAAGAGGATTATTTTTATTAAAATAAAACATTTTACTTCCGCAGCAAACGTCTAATATTCTTTTCATCCTATTACCTCCTTATGGTGTCCTCCATCCATGCGTCAAACTGCCCTCCCTTCCCGCATGTACCTGCGTGAGCATTTGCCTTTTTTTATCAACTTTCCATCCTGCATGAAATAGGGTCGTTGTCTTGCTCAACACATGGATGGAGGGCACCATTTTTGTTTAAAATAGACTTAATTGCTCGTGTAGTGTATGACGACCGTAAAATTTTACAAGCTCATCGTGCTTACTTGTCAAACACGATTCATACATTTCTTCATTTACTTTGTATGTCTCGTATTCATGCCCTGCCTCGATTTCGGTTTTATCAGATGGTATCAACATAAGCGTATATGTTCCTGCGTCAGCCATATAAGCAGCTTCCTTGTCTACCCACTTCACGTACTTGTCGGCTTGCACAACATCAATTACTCTGCCGTCCATGCAATATGCTCTCATTTTCGATATTCCTCCCAGGTACAACTTTTAAAGGCTGCTTTCATATTTACCCATCGACAAAAATCTTTGATTTCTTGCGTTTTTTTGTATGCTGGATTGTCAAAGTCAATATATCCCATAGCAAACGGATTGACCTTCAAGCCACGTAATGTATATACCCTCTCCAGGTCTTCCGGCACAATGTAAGGTTGTTTAAATCCCACCAGACAATAGCAAGTGATTTTGTATGGCTTTATGTATTTGAGCAGGATGTCTAATCCCTGTAGGACAATTTCTTTATCCTCGTAGTTGTCCCAAGCCACATACACCTGTTTGATTTTAACGGTTGATAATGCCTGCGCCATTTCATCGGTCATTATTCGCAAGTCAAGCCCTTGTGTAAATGAGACAGGCTGCTTATATGATTTTAAAATTTTGATATTTTCACGCCATTGTGAGCATGAAAAGAAATTGTTATCTAGCAGCATAACCCATTTGCCTTTAGGGTTTAGCTCTAATGGTTCGACTTGGTGTATCTTTCCTTCTTTGGTAGGAACCACGCAGAACGGACATTTACGAATGCATCCACGGCTCAGAAACTGTATGGAGAAATCACAATCTGGATACAGGCTGTAATCCGGTTTTGTAATTGATTCGATTTCTGGCGGTAACATACCTTTTACATCAACCCCTGTTCCACCCCGTATGATTTTCCCTGACACCGGGTAATCTAAGTATTCTGGGCTAAATGTAAATACCTTACTCTCGTACAGTATGTCTGTATCTTCTCGGTCAAATAATGGCTCATACCACGCTACATCATCACCTTGTGCTTTGTGATAGGCAGATATTTTCATGATTGCGAGATTTGGTATTTTTGAATCATTTGCCAATAGTCTTATTTTCGTATTCAACCCTCCTATATAAAATCGAACATATCCGTCTGAATGTCATTAAATTTTTCAGCCTTATCTGGACGATATTTTTTCATCATTTCATAACGCATTCTGTAATACACGTCATTCCATTTTTTAATTTTTTCTGCTTCGTACTCAGCATCGAACGGTAAACTCACACCCTGTGCTATGTACACATCCTTTAACCAATGCATAGCAGCTTTATAGCGTAATGGCTCATATTTATGCAATTTGACTAAGTTATCCTGTAGTTGTAAGGAATAAGGGCATAGGAAGCATCCTGTACGCTCGTAACCTCGCTCAGTATACGCTTTGGATAAAGGTACGTTATGCTCGCAGATAAAGTCCTCAATGTCTTTATCTGTCCAATCAATCAAAGGCATTTTTGTAATTAAACCATTTTTGTATCTAGTACAGGCTTTACCACCCTTTGCTATTCTGCTTTCTAGGTTTGTTTTACGTGTCCCCCCCTCAGCGGCTCGCTCACCCAGTAATTTGCCTAAAATGCCATTGATCTTATCGTACTTTTTAAATGAGTCTTTTTTGAGTATGTCACAGCATTTGTTGCTGACTTTGATGTCAAAATCTGGGTGTAATATATGCATGTCCTTATTGGCGATTTTTGTGCTTTTGTAACGTCCTGTATCATCACCCAGTAATTGTTGTAGATAAAAAGGATTGTCATTACGTTGCATTTTACCGATATTTTCTGATTTTAATTTTGATTTTATCGGTTTACCTTTGTTTTTTACAATCCAGTCAAACGGTCGTTTGGGATCTGGTCGGATAATCTGCACGTTGGAGTAATAGTTATCCTTTACCCATTGTACAAACTCAACTGTAGCGCCTAGCTCTATGCCAGTATTGCAAAATACAGCAGGTATGGCATTGGGTGGTAGTGTATATATCTCTTCGCACTTTTTTATAAGGGCGAGTATGACTGTGCTGTCTTTGCCTCCACTAAATGATACGTAGCACTTACCACCGGTATCGTTGTATAACGCTTCTATGCGCTCCATTGCCTTTACTATTTTTGTATTATCCGTGGTTATCTCTCTCCTTCCTCGTTATAAGCTGTTTCTAAGTTCTTCTATTTTCTTGTCGAGTTCCTCCTCACTAAATTCTGATTCAACTTTGATCAAGTCTTGATTATCCCACCATGCTGGTAGTTGTTTGCTCTCATGTTTTACGTTTACAGGCTGATTGAGGTATCCCTCAAACTTGGTGCCGAACAATGTTTCTGGCCGTAAATATTTGCACATCTCAGAATCTGTAAGCCATTCTGTACATTTTTTATCAATGACCGTTTTAAAGTCGTCGAAAGAAAAACCTTCGTTGTACCTCGCTTTTATTTTCTCCTTTGTCTTTGGAGTTTTATAGCGATACTGAGTTCCTGCTTTCTCGTTCAAATAGTCAATGATTTGTTTGTAAGGTATATTATCAATTTCTGCGTCCTTTTTACCATGAGGTACGTCGTCGGATTCGCGAGAATCAGACAATATATCTTTTTCTTTATCTTTATCTAACTCTATATCTATATCTTTTATTACGTTACTTTTTGTTACAGGTGTGTTACATTGTAACAATTTCTGTTTTTCTCGATGCTTTGCAACTCTTTGAGCTACTTCTGATGTTGAGCCAAAACGCCCCTGCATTTCTTGCATGTATATTTGATTATCGGATTCATCCGCAATCAAATTCCATTTACGCAGCATACCTAAAGTCAATTTAACAATGTATTCATCTTCGCTTATCTCTTCGGATATTTCCTGTTCAAAAGTCTCATAAATTCCGTCATAGATTAGCACTCCATTTGTTCTTAAACCAAGCAGCTGCATTTTTAGATAACACAGGCACATTTCCGCCCCAGAAGGAAGTTTCCTTAATGCTTTCTGCACCTTGTTTGTGAAATAATCTTCCTCCAGTTTCAAATAGTAGTAGCGTTTATTCTCTGCCAAATTACCACCTCAATCTATGTGTGCACAATCAGTCCTATAAATACCGCAATAATCACAGTCTCCAGGATACCATTCGCGAGCCCTCATTTCCTGAGCGCAATCTTCACACAATGGTTCGCCCGGGACGTGAGAGCAACTATCTTGTCCCATAGCATCTATATCTCTGCCGCAATTAACACAAATCATATCTAAGTCTCCTTTATCTCAATATCATATCTCTCCGCCATTAGGCGCCGTTTTAAGCGGTATACAGGCGTTTTTACTCCTTTGGCATCCTCCACTATCAGCTGACCGTTTCTGTCGTTATACATAAAGTCTGCTATGTATCTGATAGGCATACCGTACTTGCTCTTGGGTATTAACTGAAACGGCACCTGCAGGCGGAGGTTTGTTATCTCCCCTGCCTGCTCCAGTAGCCGTAATTCGCAATAACGAGAGGCTTCTCTTTTGCTATCGAATTTTATCCCGTCTATCTCCGTTTTAACAGCTCCGTATTTGCTCTTTTTGGGCTTTGTGGGAGGTGTTTGTACAGAGGTATACTTGCGTCCGTCTGGGTAGTTAATCATCATCAAACACCTTTAATTCGCCTTTTTTGATAAAATATTCCATTTTCTTATCAATGATAAAAGGTGATAAGTGATTCTCTTGTATGAATATCTCATTACCTATCGTGTGACATTTTATATGGCATCCCTTGCACAATGGCAAAGCACGTTTTCCAACATGCGATATCTTTTGACGGTTATTTCCGGAACCTATCGCATCAACATGATGTATCTCAGCGTGTTTCCCACATATTACGCATCTTCTTTTTAAAGCCAACGCATATGATTGCTTTTCGTCGAATGTATAATCGTAGTCCGCAATAATCTTCTTTGCGAACGGTATCTCGTTATATATGCAATAGTCAATAATAGCCCGTATTAAGCCGTTTGCGTAGGTCATGCTGCAGGAAGACAGACTTTCCACTTCTATTTCCATTACTGATGCATACTGTTGTTGTAATTCCATTCTCACCCATTCTGAATCATAGCCCGTATATCGTGCTATCTCTCCGCATAAAGCGAAGATAAAGCGCCTTTGTTTATCTGTTATATGCCGTCTATCAATGAGCTTTATATCGACTTCCAACGTATCTCCACAATCAAGAAACATTTCATCCGTTTGTTTTAATGCAACGGCATCTATGCAATAGACACCGTTGCGCTTATACAACTTGCTCATTGCTTAGAAAGGAAGATCATCATCCCTTATATCCAGATGGCTGGCATATGCCTGCTGTGGTGTAAATCCACCAGAAGGTACGCTTGTCTTTTTCAGCAGCTTGTCTTCTGGAATTGTTACGTTGTCGATTTCAGAAACAGCTCTCACATACATACACTTAGTAGAAAATTTTGATTCTCCTTTATCATTCAGATATTCTTCCCTACCGAATACGCCACAGAATTTTTTCCCTTTCAAGCTTCCTTCATCCCAAGACCATACGTATCCAGGATTAGATTCCAGTATCCGGTTGATGAAAGCTTTGAAATATGGATTTGACTGTTCTGTTCCATACCCCTGATAATATGTACCTCTCCACTTGGCATTCGGATCTTTCTTTCTGTCTACTACCAGCATTGCATCATAATAGCCTGGTTGCTTATCTTCTGGTGCGAAGTCGTATGCTATAACGAGCATCTTGTTTCCGCTTTTTGATACTTCTGTGCGTGCGCCAACGATTACACATATGTGTCCGCCTAACTCAATTTTTTCAAAACTTCCAGCTTCTTCTAATTCATTCCATCCGTTGATTGGTTCCATTTTATCCTCCTATTTAACTGTTAATGACGTTTTCTCTACTAAACTACAGCCGGGCACGTCGATGCCTTGTTTCAGTGCTGCACCGATTTCTTTCTTCATCGGCGATGTTTCTGTTTTCACTTTTAAATATTCTTTAGGTATGAGAATTTCTGCATCAATAGAAACTGACTTTGTGTTTCTCGTACTTATGGTGTTTCTGGCGGTAGCAAGTTTCTTTTTACCACGCATCATCAACGCATTTAACAAGTATTTTTCCAAATAATCGACTCGCTTCTGGTCTGAATCATTTTTCATTTTAAGAGCATCGATTTCTTCTTTTCTTGCCTTGATCAGTGCCTTCACCTCTTTAATCAAACAGCCGATATTATCAGCTTTTACTTCAAATTCTTCTTTGATTGCATCCAATTCCTCATCTGTAAACAGGATTTCTCCTGTTTCTGGATCAATTCTTTCAAACAGCTGCAAGTATGCAGCATTGATTTCATATAAACTTCTCGTCATGTCAATACTCCTCCAATACTTTGATAACTTCCATAATGTCGTTGTCGATTTCGTCCTCTTCAAATGCTCCCATAGGCGTTTTTGCTGTACTGTTCTTGGCATGTGTCTCAAATACATAGCGCCCACCTGCAGCTTTTGCATTAAGGATGGTTGTGAATTTGCTTTCAAGACAGATTTTGTCAATCTTTTTCCCACTTGTTTTGATGCGAGTAAACATATAACCGCTGTCATCACGCTCTGTCTGTGTATGTGCAGTAAATATGATGTTAAGGTCATCACGCAGCGTAGGAGCGGTGTCCACCATATTCCATATACACTGTGCAAGGTCCATCCACTTGTCATAGCCTTTTTCTTTGCATCTGCGCATTTCATCGCCCACCATGATGCCATTGATTGTATCAATGACTACATATTTAATTTCTGGACGCTTGTCACTGATTTTGACAAGCATACGCATAATCTTGTCTGCATCATCACTTGCCATATAATTCTTGTTTTCCACGTTAAACTCATTACGCCAGCCTTTCCAGCTGAGACCTTTTTTATCACAGTCGACATAAACGGTTTCTTCCGGCGGAAGATTACGCATCGCAGTTGTTTTACCACTTCCGCTCTCTCCCATGATACATATTACTTTGCTCATTGGTTTCCCTCCTTGCTCAAGTGTTTGATATATCCGATCAATGCTTTCAATTTCTGCGCTGCGTTTTCTTCATCTAAATAAACGCAATGATTTTCGTTCGCATCCTTGCGTGTACTCCATTTGTCAAAGTAAATACATACGGATACACTGCCGACGTGTGGACTATAATTCACAAAAACATCGTGCCTTTTACATCCATATGCAACTTGTATGAGTTCGCCCAATAATTTAGCTATTGTTTTCATTTTCTTTCCACTGCTGTTTCCTTTCTTTCTTCCTCTTCTGCTTCCGCTTGCTGGTCTGCCAGTTCATCGGCCGAAGGTTCCCACTCTTCGTCGTAGTGGTCTGGGTCCATGCGGTTATAGATGGTTTTCATGATGTGCCTCCAACAATACTACCGGGTCGCATATAACTCCCATGCACAGCGTGTTGTACATGCTGATAACCAGGTATATAGTTAATGCTGCATGACTGATTACTATGTATTCCCACATCACTCTTCCTCTGTGATGGTGTTTGCATCTTTTATCGCTTCTACCAAATCCATAGGACATGTATAACGCTCTATGATTGTATTTACATCGTTCAGATATTTTCGCCTTATCGCTTTATAAGACCTAACACCAAACTTATGCTTGATTTCATGACCGATGTCTGCATATACACGGCCGCGCAACGAATCATCACAGTATGCTGGCGAGCCGTGCCCGCCAAGAATCCTCATTCCTAATTGTCGAACAGCCTTCTGAACATCATCACATTCAACAGGGAATAGTGGAATGTCCTTTTTAAAATATTGTAGGTCGTCATTGATCTCTTCTACACGTCCAGCAGTTTCACTTGATAAGGCCAGTGCGATTTTAGCCTGCTCTGCAAGTGATGGCGCAACAGCTTTCCGAAAATAACAATCTACCAGTTTGTCGTATAGCTCCCATGCTTTATCAGTATTCAATGATTTGGCATGCAAGAATGCTCCTTTTTCCGTCCAAAAATACATTGAACGGATTTTGCTTGAATTTTGCATTCCTAAATTTAAGGAATGCAAAAATGAATTAAGTTCTTCACCCTGTAAAAAGAAATAGTGTTTTCCTTCCTGATATCGGCTTTTGTTATTGTTGAAGTTATTTGAAATAACCTTTTGCGTCGTGTCGTAACTTTCTGCAAGTTGTTGTGTCGTTAGAATCCTTTGATTTTGATATGTGATGATCTTTAATTCATTCATTTGTTATCTCCTTTCAGACAAATATGTGATATGATTATTGTAATAAAGAAAGGGTGGTTAATAATGTGTGATCCTATAAGTGACTCTTTAAAACTCATGCATGAAATTGCGCCATCAGCTACAGAGAACGCTGCCAAAAATCTAACCGATGAACCTACTAAATTCATTGGTAAAACAACAACATCTTTCCTCAAAATATTATTTGAACCAATAAATATCTTCGCCGAAAAGCTAGACTACAAGAGAAAAGCAAAACTTCTCAATTGGAAAGAATATTCTAATGCGGATATTTTGGAAATAGAAGAGGACAAAAGAATAATTCCTCCTTTAGAAATAGCAGGTCCTATTATTGATGCTTCGCGTTATTATTTTGAGAACGATACACTTTCAAAAATGTTTTCAAATCTATTAGTTTCTGCCTGCAATGTAGATAAAATCAAATCTGTACATCCTGCTTACGTTAAAATTCTCGAGCAAATGTCTGCATTAGATGCGAGAATCATGAATTCATTCGACAAAAACGTTTCAAAGGCAATCGCTAAATATGTAATGGATATAAACTTAAAAGATAATCTTAAGTCTTATTTTGAAATAGCAACCAACGTGTTTTATATCGACCGTGAATATGATGACATTGATGTTATGTCTGCGAGTATAACCAATCTCGAAAGATTGGGCTTATTAAAATTGGATTACTCTTATTGCAATTTAGAAAAAGACGCATATAAAATGTATGAAGAAGATCCTACTTACAAGAAATTTGCCAGTTCCAGAGTTTCACCAGAGCAAGTTGACACTTTCCAAACTCATATACGGCTTATTAAAGGAATCGCAGTTCCAACGCCTTTCGGTAACCAGTTCATTACTGCTTGTGTGAAAAAATGATTTCACTTATGTGGCTACAAAATTCATCAAACGTATTAGCCCATTTGTTATCATTGACTTTTAAATAATAAATACCTATGATATTTCCTACCAATACGCTAACAATAACACTTCCTAGCCATGCAACTATCACGATTTCCATATCGTCACTCCCTTGCTTTTCGCATATGTATCCCTTATAATAAAGATGAATCTTTTTATAAGGGTTTGAGTTTGGATGCTGCACTTTCGACGGGGTGAGCATCCTTTTCTTTTTGTCTACGCAGACATGATCTTGTGATGATACCTCTGACACGTTCATAGATGAGCTCCTGCTCCTCTTCTGGTTCTATCGCATCATCCAATATAACTATACGGGTATTCCCACTCATGTAATCTGCAATTACATTTCCTGTCACATCCATTACATCCCTCCTTTATAAGGTATGCGTATTCTTTTGAATTGACCTTTCCTAATCTGAATCACTGATTTCAAAAATATCTTTACCTCCTGTATGATATAATGTCTGTGAGGGGAGGTGAAACCGTGAGTAAGAATTTTAATGATTTTCGAAAGTTGATAAATGATGAAGAAATAGTAGCTAAAGTTATTGATAAATCTCCACTATCTAAAGGTGTTTCGATTAGTTTTGAACCAACGCCTGAAGGTTTAGAGAAATATCAAAACGAAGTAGCAAAAGCTATTGTCGGTACAGCTATGACTGCAACTATCGACTTTCTCCAGATTTATCATCAATGGGCAAATGGCGACCTAGATAAGGACAAATAGTTTTGGCTATCTCTTTGCCATCAATCAATAATGAAATTGGCTTTTTCAAATTGGCAGATTTGGATGAAGCCTTTTTCTTTTTCCTTTTGTTCATTTTCTCACTTCCTTTCCTATTCTGTTTTGAATAATTCATCGATTGTCCCATTAAAATTTAAAAGTTCACGAATTTCCTTACATTCCTTAATAGTGAACTCCGAATGGTCATTCAATTTGCAAGAGACAGTGCTAATAGAAATACCTAATTTATCCGAAATATTCTTGCGTGTTAAACCTTTCTTTTTTAACTCTCGTTCTAAAATATAATACAAATCATCCTCACACCCTTTCTATGGTATAATTTAGGTGATTTAGAGCCTCTGTACAAAGGAGGTGATATAATGAGAAAAAAGAAATTTTGTACCTCAAAGCCATCTGTTGTAAAGAGTGCAATAGCAAGAGGCTATAAAATCATTTCAATGGCTTACTGGATTGGCAGTCCAGCTCGTACATTCTTTTTAGAAAAGTAAATTATACAGCCCAAATGTAATAATCGGCTCTAAATCATTATGCTTATTCAAGCACGATGATGAACTTAATTCCGTTCACCACATTCATATGATAAACTTAATTAAGTTTTATGTCAACTGTTTTTCGAATATTTTTACTTAATTTCGTTCATACGTATTGAATTTCGTATGCTTTTAATGTATTATTGAGACATGGAGGTATAGATATGTCTTTAGAAGATGAACTAAGAGAACTAATCATAAACAAATATAGAAGTATAAGACAATTTTCTATAGAAGCGAATATCCCTGCGACTACGATTCAATCCATGTTGAATAGTGGTATTCAAAATGCGGGTGTAAAAAAAGTTATGAGAATATGCGATATTCTAGGTTTGGAAACAGATGCTCTAGCTGATGGATATATAAAGGAAAAAGTTGTCAATTCAAATAGTATTACTGTTAATGAACTAAACTTAATAAAAAAATACCGCGCTCTTGATGAACACGGAAAAGATATGGTAGATACAGTTTTACAAAAAGAATATGAACGGCGGACAGAGCACGCAAAGGAATTCATAATGCTGCAGCCACCTTTATTAGTACCCTATTATGGCCATGTAGCATCTGCCGGGACCGGTCAATATGTATTCGATGATATCCCGCCAGAAATGATAGAAATAGAAAATGAGATGGATAACATGCATGTAGATTTCGCTATCGGTGTTAATGGAGATAGTATGAAACCTACCTATCATGATGGTGATACGCTACTGATAAAGAAGCAGTCAGAGATATGTGTCGGCGAGATAGGTATCTTCATGATCAATGGTGAAGCGTTTGTAAAAGAACTGGGTGATGGTGTTTTGATTAGTCACAATAAAAAGTATAAGGATATTCATATAAATGATTCAGTAATATGCTTGGGGAAAGTTATTAGTAAACACATCAGCTGATGTTTACATAAAAAGCAATGGAGGGAAAATTATGGAATTGCAAGAGAAATTGTATTCACTTGGTGAACGTATCAAACAATTAAAGGAGAATATTCAAACAGAAGAGGCAACAAAACAATCATTTATACTGCCTTTCTTTCAGATTCTCGGTTATGATGTATTTAATCCTTTAGAATTTGTACCAGAATTTACTGCAGATGTTGGAATCAAAAAACATGAAAAAGTTGATTATGCTATATTAAAAGATGGTGTTCCGCTTATTTTAATAGAAGCAAAGTGCTGTAATGAAAAATTAGGAAAGCATGATTCACAATTATTCAGATACTATGGAACTACAAAGGCCAAATTTGCAATACTTACGAATGGAGTTGAGTACAAATTCTATAGTGATCTTGAACAACCAAATATTATGGATTCTCAACCATTTTTCATTTTGAACATGGAGGATATCAACGAACAATCAGGTACATATATTGAAAAATTCGCTAAAAGTAATTTAGATATTGAAAGTATTTTAGATTCAGCATCAGATTTAAAATATATCAGTCTATGTAAAAATATATTTAGGGATATTCTCGATAATCCTAGTGATGAGTTTGTAAAACTAATGCTGAATAATGGCGTTTATGATGGAATTAAAAACCAAAAAATAATCGACAAATTTAAACCTATCGTAAAGAGAGCATTAAATCAGTTTATCAATGAAAAAATGTCTTCAAAATTCAAAGAAACATTAAGTAAGACTGATGATGAAACAAGTGATGAGAGCACAAGTAGTGACGAGGTCAAAAAGGAAGAGAATAAAATAGTCACAACATTTGAAGAAATGAGTGCTTTCGCTGTAGTTAAATCCATTCTACGAAAATATGTAGATGTAAAGCGTATTGCATATCGTGATACAGCTAGTTACTTCGGAGTGTTATTAGATGATAATAATAGAAAATGGATATGTAGAATCAATTTAGATTCCAAAAACAAACATATTATGATATCTGATAAAGATAAAAATAGTGTGCGCTTTGAGTTAGAAACAATCGATGATATCTATAATTACGAAAATGAATTAAAAGAGTCTATAGAAAAATATCTTTAAAATAAAAAAAAACACCCCCTGCGCCAACAGAGAGTGTCCGATATCAGCGCCAACTGATATCAAGCATAGAAAAATGACCTCACCAGTCATATCTTTTTCTATGCCTCTATTTTACCACATCGCAACATAAAATGTAAATGGAGGTATCAACATGCAATATTTAATTTATCTGAGGAAGTCCCGTGCCGACAGGGAAGCGGAGCTGCGTGGTGAAGGAGAAACACTTGCGCGTCATGAGAAAGCGCTCCTGGAGCTTGCCAGACGTCAGCACCTGCCGATTGCCGATATCTATCGTGAAGTCGTATCCGGAGAAACCATTGCCTCCAGACCGATGATGCAGCAGCTTCTGTCTGAAGTGGAACAGGGTGTATGGGACGGCATACTGGTCATGGAAGTAGAACGTCTGGCCAGAGGCGATACGATCGATCAGGGCATCGTAGCCCAAGCCTTCAAGCTGTCCGATACGAAAATCATCACACCGATTAAGACATACGATCCAAACAACGAGTTCGATGAAGAGTATTTTGAGTTTGGACTTTTCATGTCCCGCCGTGAATATAAGACGATCAAACGCAGGCTGAACAACGGCAGACAGGCATCCGTTAAGGAAGGCAAATATGTGGGCAACCGGCCTCCATACGGCTATGAACGTATCAAGATAGAGAATGACAAGGGCTTCACATTAAAACCGCTGGAGAAGGAAGCGCAGGTCGTAAGGATGATGTTTCGCTGGTATGCATATGGAGCACATGGCATCTCCACCATTGCTGATCAGCTGAACGAAATGGCGATCCCATCCAAGACCGGTAAACAATGGGTGTACCCTACTGTCAGAGATATCCTACAGAACCCGGTCTATGTTGGTAAGATCCGCTGGGGGTGGAGAGGACAGCGCAAAAGAGTAAAGAACGGCTCCGTATCTGTAAGCCGTCCCCGCAGTGATGACTACCTGCTGGCTGACGGTATTCATCCCCCTATCGTAGATCAGCAACTCTTCGACCAGGTCCAGAAGAAATTCTCCATGCATAAACCACTGCCAGCCTCCGCTAGAGAAATGAAAAATCCACTGGCAGGGCTTGTGATCTGTGCGAAGTGCGGTGCCAAGATGCAAAGACGTCCTTATCAAAGAGAAAACATTCGAACCGGGCTGATCTGCCCCAACAATAAATGCAGGAATGTCAGTGCACCTTTTGATGATGTTGAACAGAAGCTCATCGAAGTTCTGGCAGAATATATCAAGGAAGAAAAACTGAGAATTAGCAATGGCCACACACAGATCGACGACAGTGTTCTTCAGATATTGCAGAACCAGCTGGCTGATCTGCGGGAAGAGACAGTGGATTTGAACAAGCAGAATGATAACATTCACGACTTTCTGGAAAAAGGTATCTATGACGTGGACACCTTCCTGCAGCGTTCTCAAAAGATATCATCCAGAATAACAGAAATCGAAGAGAAGCAGAAGACACTGCAGCAGGAGATCATAGAAGAGAACAAACGCATCGAAAGTGCCACCAGCATCATCCCAATGACAGAGCGGCTTCTCCTGCAGTACGAGAGTATGAGTGCCCTTGAAAAGAACTCCATGCTGAAGGAGGTCCTGCGCTGTGTCAAGTATGAACGAGAGTGCTCGATACGTGATGGTGGCACCGCAGATAATTTCACGCTCTACCTATACCCGAAAATCTCCCATAAATAAAGGCTTTTTTGACGGATAACTTTTATGTACGCATTC